TCAGGGTTGGTGGGAGTGGGCTCCGGAACGTCGCCCTCTGTGGTGGGCTCGGCAGGAGTCTCAGCCATTGCTTCCCACGCCCTGCACAGCGCCCTTGAGAGAGCCCAGGAAGGCCTGGAAGAGCGGCCCTGCCGCTTGGTAAGCACCATAGTCTGGAGCAGCCTTAGCGGCGTCCTGAGCCAGTTGCTCACGACCGTATCGAGTGTAGTCTGCCTCACCCAACGAGACCACCGTGTCCGTGCTGTTGCCAGACGTGGAAGTGTTGGTGGTAGATCCGGTCGGACCCATGATCGGGTTGCCTGACGAGTCGTATCCAACAACAGTCTGGCCCTGCGTACCCAGATCCGAAGTACCAGTCCCCGGAGTCGTGGTGGTGTCCGTTCCCGTCTGAGTGGACTTGGTATCCTGAGTCATCTTCGGGAACAAGGCCTCGTTGCTGTTCAACTGCTTGGTGAACGAGGAGACTTCCGCATTGGTAGCCTGTCGGCCGAGAAGAGTCTGCGAGGCTTGGTTCAACACGAACCGGGCAGTGTCCGGGTCGGTGTAGTTGATGTCCGTTGTGGTGGACTGAGTGGTCACGTCCTTGTTCTTGGACGCGGCCTTGGCCGCAATGTCCGCAGCCTGCTGTGAGGTCATGCTGGTCATTGCCTGGTAGCCCGTGTTGGACTTGTACGTGCCTTGGTTCACACCAGGGATGGAGTTGGCCAGAACATCCCAGGGGGTGATGTCTTGTCCGTTGATGTCGTGGTTGTAGGCCTGCACGATGAGCTTCTGCCAGGCGGAGTACAACTGCGCCACGTTGGCATTGGGGCCGGTAAGACCGGCCAACTGAGCCTCAGTGGAGAACTGCCGCAGCAGGTTGGGGTCGGCAGACACCGTGGTGTAGAAGGTGTTGAGCCACTGCTCAACCGTCTGCTGCTGCTTGTAGGTGTTCACATCCGGATTGGACGTGTAGCCCTGAGGAGTCTTCCCGGAAGGGCCGGTACCACTGTAGCCGGGACCCTCCCCTGCGGAGGGCTTGCCTCGACCCTGGCTCGGAGTGGCAACATCCCCACTCAGGTACATCTGCGCCCCGGTAGGGATCTGCGAGATGTCGTTGACCGGGGCGAGCGTGGTACTGCCAGTGCTGGTGCCAGCCGCAGCCTGTGCCTGCGCGATAGCGTTGGCGTTACTCGTGTCGGCGGGATTTGCCATTACTGACCCACCACTCCGCTAAGAGACTGCTGGAACGTCTGGTTGCTCTTCAGGTTCGAGTTCACCGGGTCTCCTCCAAGCAGGTGCTGATAGATGAGGGCGAAGTTGGTGTTGCTCATCACCAACTGGGACACGAAGGCGTCCCATTGACCTGCCAGGTCTGCGTTCTTCGAACTGGCCAAAGTAGAGGGCGACCCGGTAGTGGTCGGCCGCTGGGCCAGTGCTGCGTTGATCTGCTGCCTGCCTTCGAGGTACTGACCCAGAAGCTTGAGGTCGGTACGACCCGGGTTGCTCACCAGATTCGGGTCTGACACCAGGTTCTCAAGAGATACGATTCTGGCGTTCCAGTCCGTCTTGGCGCCCGTGTACTGCTCGTACCAGGCCGAGTTGTACTCCGGGTTGGAGGGGTCATTCATGTTCGTCAGGAACTGGCTCTTGATGGTCCGCAGGTCGGTAGCGCCCTTGTTGTTGAGCGAGGTGATTCCTCGCTCCGCCATCTTGGCGTTGATGACAGACATGAGCTGGTCGTACTGCTGCCATCCCAACTGCGCCTGGTTCTCTTTGATCATGTCCATCGGATCCAGGACACCACGGAACGGCTGGGAGTTTCCTCCACCAATCTGGGTGTTCATCTCCACGTTGTATGCGGCCATGTCGAACGGACCCTGCGTAGCCGCAGGCCCTACGATCGCGTAAGCGACACTGGGGTCCGCCTGGATCATCGCACGGATGTCCGGGTCTTGGATGGCGGCCAGCCCTGCTGCGGTGGCGGGCACGGAGGCATTGGACTTCGTGGTGGCCATCGTCAGGGCGAACAGGGCCTGCCCGTACTTGTTGTAGAAGCTCGTGGCCGCATTCGCGGGATCCACAGACTCCAACTTCTTGTACTGGTCCACAAGAGCCTGGATCGGCACCTTGGACAGGTCAGGCACAGAGGCCTGCTCAAGGCCACTGGTGACGTTCGCTCGCGGCTTCTGAACACCCGTCTGGGTGCCCGCGTTGAACTTGGCTGAGAAGGGCAGTACAGCCGACCCCAGGGCCTGCAAGATGAGTAGCTGCTGGACCCTTGACTGGACCTCTCCGATGGTCGGAGCGGATGTCCTGAGCCCTTCGTTGTACCGCACGGTCTCTGCCTGGTAGACTTTCGCGAAGGTGCTGGCGTACTGAGGGTTGTTGACCGAGAAGCCAGTCTCCAGTCGCTTGGCGAACGTCGGCAGGATGGCGCTGGAGATGTTGTCGCCAGGACCGTACGGCATGACCAACTTGAGCACGTTGTTGTTCATCAGCCCAGGGTTGAGCTTGGACAAGGCCTGCACACTGACTTGGGCCATGGGACCAGCACCAGGGACGTACCAGTGCTGGCCCTGAAGGATCGGGTTGATGGAGCCCTTGGAGATCTGCATCTGGCCCATGTCGGCCAGCGAACCCAGACCAGGAAGACTAGCGATCCCATGGGGGATCTGGAACCGGATGACCTGGTTGTCCAACGGAGTGTTCTGGTCAGCGGGCTCACCCGTGGTGGAGTCGTACACCATACCGGCCTTGGCCGGGCTGTTCCAGATCTGCTGCTGGCGCTGCACGATGTACGGATGGTCCACGGCGATGTTGAACCAGTGGTTCAGGATCTCCTGCTGGGCATTCATGAAGGGGAAGATGAACCGCAACTGGTGAGCGGCGGTGGACTGCTTGGACATGTCATACATGATGGACCACAGGTCGTTCTTGGCCTGTGACACCGCACCCTGCTCGAACTGATGGACCAGCTCCGGCTTCATCTCCAGCGACTTGGCGTCTTCCAGGCCATTGAACGAGATGTACTTGTCCACTGCATCCTGAAGATGCGCCCGGTAGAACCCCGCCGCAGTGGGGTGCTGGACGAAGGTGTCGATCGGCATCGACCCCAACCACTTGTGCATGAAGTGCTGGTAGTGCTGCACAGCAGCGGTGATGCCAGGAACGTGGCCCTGGTTCAGGTTAAGCAACTGGCCGTTGACATCGGGTCGGTCACCAACTACAGGGACAAGCTCCTGAAGCCTTTTGGCGCTGATACCAGACGCGCCGGTCTTAGCTAGCTCCTGCCGGACAGGAGCAGGTACCGTGTAGTGCACATGAGACGCTACCCGATTCGCGTAGTCCTCCCAGTCCTGCTGAAAGTTGCCAGGGATGTTCTTCATGTAGGCCCGGCCAGGGGCTGTCTTGAGCCAACTCACGATGTCGTCGGCATTCCAATTCTTGCGGACCACCTGGGAAGCCAGGCTGTCACCCATGATCTGGTTGTTGATGGCGTGCCGCCACCCCTTCAGGTGGCTGGCCGCCTCAAGCTCGTTCTGACTGTCAGAGCGGATGTTGGTCCACGAGCCAGAGCCGGAGAGACCGGCTTCCATGTCTGCGTTCTTCTGGAAGTACTTGCCCACCATGTGACTGGACGACATCTGGGCAGACAGCCAGGAGGCGTTCTCGCTTCCATACAGGTCAGTGAGAGTGGCACCCTTGATCTTCAGATTGCCGTCACCGAACCGAGTCTTCTGGATCGAGGTGGCCTGCTGCTTGGCGAAGTCCAGCTTCTCCTGGGCAGCATCCAACTGGCCCTTGAGCTTGTCGATGGCAGCAGCATCGGGAGTGCCGGGAAGGCTGAACATGCCCTTGCTGACAGCAGAGTCATCAGCAGCCTTCTGGGTGACCGCGTGGAGGTAGTCCACTCGGGCGTTGTCCCTGACGGTAGTCAGGACACCTGCGGTATCGTTGAGGGACTTGATGGTGTCCGAGCTGAATAGCCGATTCTTCAGCATCCGGTTGGCGAAGTCGTATCCAGTGACTCCCAGGTTGTGGGAAACATTGCGGAACGCTTCCTTCTCCAAACCCAGTGTCCGAGTGAACCCCATGGTGGCGAAGGTACGCAGACCCATGTCCGTCAGCACACGGGGGGTGAAGCCCAGTCGAAGGATGACACCATTCTTCCAGATGCTGTTGAACAGATCAGCCGAGTTGGCCACTACAGCAGTAGCACTGCCATGAGCCTTCTTGAGAGTCTGGAACTTGCCCAGGTTGTCTCCGGCCCACTTGTCCAGTTTGTCCAAGTGAAGCAGGGGCGCACCCTGCCTCTTCATGGTCTCAAGGATCGGAGAGTGGTAGGCCACCCCGTCATCGTCGATGCCATGAGTCACCAGGTCGGCGGATACAGGGTTGCCTTCGGCGTCCGTGACTCCCTGCTGCGGAGCAGCGGAGAAGGACTGGTCCGTGGGCCGCTTAGCGGCACGCTGAGTGCCGAACGCAAGCTCTTGGGTACGACGGGTGTAGGTGCCGTTGAGAATGGCCTCAGCGTCCTCCGCAGAGGCTCCTCGGGCCATCAGGGTGGAGGTGGCAGCGGCGTGCTCCGCCTGCTGCACAATCTGCTGGCGCTTGCCAACGTCGCTACCGGCCTCGTAGAACTGGTTCATGAAGTTCTGTCGGACCTGCGGCTGCATGCCTCGGGCACGGCCTAGGAAGGCCTCCAGCGTGTCACCAGCCTTGTTGTTGGTGAAGTCGATCCACCCGTCCGGCCAGGAGTCCCCGAAGGCCCTCAAGACCTTCAGCGGGGTCTGGTACAGACCCTTGTAAAGAACCTGCGTGACAAACTGCCCAGGAATCGTAGTCCCGCCGGGCAGGTGCTGGGCGATCTTGCTGGCATCGCCGAACTTGTCCGCACCCTTGAAGGCCGCCCGCATGGCGGAGATCGGGACATCGAACCGTCCCGGCTGCCAGGTGATGTGACCCTTCATGTTCAGGACATCCTGGATCATGCGCTGCTGAGTACCCGGCATATTGATTTTGGCCTGCGCCTCATCAGCTGCGGCGTGCCTGGCCTGGGAGATGGTGTCCCAGTCGCCAGTGCTCTCGGCGATAGAGGTCTGAACCCACTTGTTAGTGGACTGCTGGGAGTTGGCCACACTCTCCAGAGTGGAGGCGGCCTGGTCCGACTCGGAACCCCAGCCTTTGTCCGAAGTGCCGAGTCCATCATCCGCCTTCTTCAAGGCAGAGTTGGCGATGTCCGTAAGGGCCTGCTTGGAGATGGCGTCCTGCCCGTTGGACGCGATGTACTTGTACGCGTTCTCCTGGATACCCCGACTGATGGTGTGGTTGAACACACCTGCCAGCATATCCGGGTTGTCGGATTTGGCGATGAAGGGAAGCTTCTTCGCCTGGTAGGGGGTCATGTTCTCAGTGGCATTCAGAACCTTCTGGACCGACTTGCCTTGCAAGGCCTTGGTGGCGTCCTCAGAAGTCTTGATACCAGTGGTGGAGTGCGCAGCCGCGCGAGCACCACTTATGGCATGACCGCCAAGAGCCCCGGGGTCAGAGTACCAGGAGAGACCCGCATCGTAAGAGCCGGACAAGATCTTAGCCTGTAGGGATCCGTGCTTGAAAGCACCCTCTACCTTGGCGGGGTCTTCGAAGAGGTTCTGGTAGTACGCCTGAACATGGGCTTCGTCCATGTTCTTCGTGGCCGGGTTGATCCCGGTCCAACCACCGAACGTTTCGTCGATGTTGGCGGCCAACGACTGGCCAGGAGAGACGTAGGCGGACTCGTCCCAAGCCTTTGACCAGGAGCTGCCCTTGAGGACATCTCCCCAACTGTTCATGTTCGCACCTTCAAGACCGAAGGTGGAGACGACTCGGGAAGCCCCCGAATAGGCGTCCCTGTCCCAGTTAGCCAGGTTCGTCAGAACGTGGCCTGTGTCGTGGACTGCGGCACCTAGCACTGGAACCTTTTCGGCACCACCAACCACGTCTCCGGCAACACGCTTGCCGAAGGTGCCCGCGTCGCCAGCCCACTGGCTGGCATCATTGACCGCGTGGCTGAGGAAGGTGCCGAGTCCCACTATGCCGCCTGTTCAGGTTCGTTTCGGAAAGAGTTCAAAGCCTGCGTGGTAGCAATCTTCGTGGGACCCTTGGCGTAGGAGACAGGGGCTGTGCCCACATCGTACGCTAGACCAAGAAGACCCTCATTGACAAGGTTGGACTGGGTGACCGGGGTTGTGCCCTTGGGCACTTCCTGTTGACTGGACTGCGCCGCTACGGCGCCAGAGAAGGCGTAAAGGGCCTTCCCGATATCATTGGCCAGTCCCACCGGGGCCTCCGAATAGTTGAGGGTTGGTCACGTTGTCGGGGGCCTGGCCCTGTGGCTGCGGAGCCAGACCACCCGACTGGAGGAACCTGACGAACTGCTGGCTACCCGGGTGCGCCCCCGGGAGATTGGCCAGGAACTGGAGCATCGGCAGGGCGGGGCGCAGAGCCGTGAAATCCTGCTGATTGACTGAGGGAGCCGTATTCAGGGCCTCTGGCCCCGGACCGGCACCTCGCGGTGCTCCGGCAGTAACAGGTTCTCCTGGGCGCTGTGTGGGTGCCCCGAAGGGCGTGACAGCACCACCAGGGCCGCCAGCCTGAATGGCTTGGCTGAACGCGCTGGGAGGCGGACCTCCACCAGGACTGCCCCCAGCAGCCATGGGCGCACCCTGTTGAATATCGTGGAAAGCCTTCTGCTCTCCGTACTTGGCGTTGCTGAGCTGCTGGATAGCCTGACCAGGACCCCCGTCTGTCCGCTGGGACATGGCACCCGGGCCGGAAACAGGTGCCGGGTTATTCGGGGCCTGGTAACCACCACGACCGCTCGAACTGGCACCCATAGGGCCGGAGGCTTCAGTGGGAAGAGCCATCAGTCTCGCCCTTCCACGTCGGCGATCAAGGTCTCCAACTCACTTGCGGCATCTTCGTGGAACTCCAGCCGCATTTGCTCATACTCGCTGTGCCGGAGGATGAGGCAGGAGATGTCAGTGAAGGCGTCAGCCACTACTCCGGCCGCTAGGCCGATAGACTGGACACCCACTGCCAGGAGGTCCCACTTGCGGAACTTACGAGGAGTGATGGCCAACATAACCAACTCGTGCTCAGTACCGTCGTCAGCCATCATCATGTCTCCTAGAAAGTCGGACCAGAAGCCTGGGACTTCTGAGTCGAATTGCCATCGCTGTTCGGAACGCCCGGAGCGGCACTGCCGCCGATCGGAGCCTCGCGGTAACCACGGATCCGCAGATCCGGCACCTCATCCGGCGCCTCGATGAAACCGGTCATCGGAGCGTCAGAGCCCATCGGCTGCTGGACGAATCGCGGACCATAGCTGCCCTGGTTCTCGGGGGTCGGCGGCTCTGCCTGACCGAAGTCAATGTTGCCGAGGAATGCACCCATCACTTACCCCCCTTCGTGGTCTTGGTGGGATCCTTCCGACAACATATGGTAAGGAGCTTACCACCGTAGTTGCCGAGAGTCTGGCTGTTGGGGGCACCGCAGTAAGGACACTTGTTCTTGTCCTCATCGTGGCCACATTTCTTGCAAGCGGTCATGGGCTAGGGTCCAATCGGTTGGGTCTGCTTGATGTTTGCCTGCATGTTCGGATTACCTCCACCGGACAGACCGGCCAACATCTGCATCAACCCGCCAGGGCCAGCACCACTAGGCGCCTGAGGCGGCCCTCCGGGGCCGCCCTGTGGCTGACCAGGTTGCCCGCCACCAGGGCCGCTCGGTAGCTCGTTACCAGCCTCATCAGTCTGGGGGCCTGCTTGAGCGGCGGGCTGCTTGAAGGAAGCCATGACGGCTTCGGTGAGGGTCTTGCCCTTCTCGCGCTGCTCGATAATCTTGGCAACGCCTGCGAGGAGCTGAGTGGGATCCTGGCCCTGCTGGACCATGACACCCATGGAGGTGAGCATGGAGAAGATGCCCTGCTTGAGCGCATCCTCCAACTTCTCGACATCTACCCTCTGGAGAGTCTGGAGAGTGTCCAGATCGAAGGGCATCTGCTGGAGTACGAAGTCCCTGTCTACCAGGTTGGCGCTCATCATCTGCAAGAGGAAGACCAGTGCTCGGTTCGGGTCCATCCCTGCGGCGAAGCCGTAGGTGACTTCCACCTCGTGAATCCCTGCGATGTCCTTCGAGGGCTGGTAGGTCTCTTCGAAGAGAGACCCGTTGACCATGACCCGAAGTTCCTTCTTCGCGCTCTTCCAAAGGATCTCGTCCATCCGGAAGCAGAGGCTCAGAGCCTTCTTCAGCGTGAAGCCCAGCAGAGACTGGTAGTTCATGGTCTGGCTGTCGAACCCACCTTCAAGGGCGTCCACTCCCTGTCCGGTCACCACAGAACCAGGAGAGGCGCCAGCACGAGTGCCTGGGTACCGAGAACCGAGCATCAAGTCTTGCTCGTAGTTCTGCATCATCGCCTCAACCTGAGGCGGATACTCCATGCCTACCCTGCGAACCCCCTGAGGGCTGTCTGTCTGGATAACAGCGTCCGGTCCGAAGGAGAGTTTGCGCACGTCCTTCGGGATCGCCAGAGGGGCCTGAATGGCCTTCTCTACAGCCTCCATGTTGAACAGTGCCATGCGAGCCTTGGCGAGCTGTACCCACATCACATCGTCCATGGCGCCGCGAGTCTGCTCATCGTACTTGGCTCTCTGGGCCACCACGACAGGGCACTTGCCCAACGGGTTGGGCGCCTGGTGGATAACCAGGTTGGCCCGCTCGGGCACGTACACGAGCATCTGGTCAGCGTCCACGTACCGTACCAGGGAGAGCACCTGCTCGCCCATGCGAGCGTGGTCACGAGGGTCGGTGGACCCGTACAACTGGTTGGCGAACTGCGGGTACTTGGCAGCCAGCACCGAAGCCGGGTCCTGGTGGACCTTGGCGTACGAGACGCAGTGTCCCATGATGTCGAACTCGGGATAGGCATTCATGGGGTTCTCGAAGCGCACACGCGGGGTGTTGTGCTTGAAGTCCGGCTCGACGACACACGGCACGAAGCCGTAGGAGATCAGCCAGTCGGCTGCCTCCACCAGCTTGATGCGGAGGTTGGAGACATCCGCGTACTTGTGGGCGATCTTCGTACGCTTCATGCTGAACGACTTCTGGCGGTTCGAGACGTTCACAGCAGCAGTACAGGTGAGGGTCGGCATCTTGCCGATCTGCTCGGAGAGGTCACGGACTACGATGTCGATGTGGTTGGCGATGATGGGTTGGGGCCAGTAGTCCGGGAAGAACCCAGGCAGGATCGTACGAACGTCCCCGTTCCGGACCTGCTGAACGTTTTTTGCTCTATTGTCCCTGTCGGCATTCAGCCGACGTAGTTGTTCGACTTTCTTACTCACATCATCTGGGCTCAACACTATGCATCACCCCCTCCCTGCATCGTAGTGGCGTCAGGCTTGCGAAGCAAGGTATCCCTCTACTCCCTGGGCTAGTTCATCGTAGTGCGCCTGATAGTGGGCCTTCATCAGGACTTCCCCGCTGACCCAGTCGATGAAGATCTGCTCACCGAAGGACTGCGTTGTCACCCACTTACGGGGTATTTCGAAGCGCTCCTGGCAAGCGGAGCACTCCAGCTTGGGGAACTCTGGGTACTTGTCATCCTGGGTCACCATCCGCTGTCCGCCTTCTGGTGGTCACTCGGCGTTCGGTTATTACCATAGATCGACCAGTCCGGCTCGATAGAGCCGACAGAGGGAACAAGGTTCCTGCTCATGAAGTCATCGATATCCACCGTCCACATACGCTCTTCTTGGATGGCACTGCGGTACTTGTCCATCCCCCAGTGGGTGATGAGCTGGTTCTCGTTCATCAACTCACGACAGCGGATCTCTGCGAACCAGAGGGCCATGACGATGTCCGTCTTGCCCTTGGTCTCAGGGTGCCAGGTGATGAGCTGTTCCCTCAGGGCCTGAACTCCAGCATGGTTACGAGAGGAAGGCAGATCGATGAGGTTCCGGCCCTCTTCGTGGTTGTCGAACAAGGCGGCCATGGATGCCACGCCAAAGTCTGCGTCCCACTTGTTGCCGTGAGTAAAGTGCGGCTGTACAATGACGCCACGAGCTCTGAGGAAGTCAAGGAGTCCTTCATCCTGGGTGAGCCATGCCTGAACGTTGTTCTTCTCGATCCGCCACTCCTGGACTCCGTAGACTAGGGTCCAGTCCTTGATGGTGTTGATGATCTGGTTGTAGTTCAGGGAAGCTTGGTTGAAGACGTCGAGGAGGAATCGCTTACCTGACTGGCGGTCCAGTCCGAGTGCCACAGCAGCAGTATTTCCAGCGGCAGCCGGATCAAGGCCACATACAACGGTGAGCCCGTGCATTCCCGCAGGACGTAGAGGACTTGCGGCCAGAGGCCCCGGCCTTCGAGTTCCTGAGCAGCCGTTGACAGCGGCAGGCGTAAAGATCGCGTCACCGGCTACCTGCTCCTGCTGGTAGACCATAGACCAGTTCCGAGGAGACATGCCACCGCGCTTACGTGACAACTGAGCTCCGCCCCATTTGGGAAAGAGTCCATCTCCGTCAGGTTCCAGGTTCTCAAAACTCTTACCGCGAGGACGCTGGTTGCTCCTCGGCCAGAGAGTAACCCAGGTGGAAGGGTCAACATCGGGCATCTCCAATACGGCAGGCTGACTCAGGTAGGTCCAAGGGACTTCTTCCCCATCGTAGTACTGCGGCTTGACAAGCTCTCCGTACAAGTCCTGCGTGGCCAGTCGAGTTCCGATGACCAGGATCTTGCCGTCACCCGCGTCAATGCGAGACTGGAGGATGTTCTGGATCCAGTCAATCTGGTTCTCGAAGTCGTGGGCGTTGGAATGGTCCACCACGTCGTCCAGGATGATGAGGTCGGCACGGGCACCGTAGATCTTCTTGCCCATGCCCAGAGCTTGGACCGTGGGGTCACGCTCTCCAGTGGTCTCTTCCTCGGTGGTGCTGTTGACGTAGATCATGTCGTTGCGCCAGATGGCGTTGCCACCATCGAAGCCCTCCACGGGCGCGAAGGACTTCTTCAACTCGGCGAAGGCGCGGGTGGAATCCAACCTCATCTTGATGCCGTAGAGGAACTTGTTGGCGTTGGTGGCGTTCGAAGACACGATGAGTATTTTGATGTCGGGGTCTTGTACGATACGCCACACGACGTAGTTCGTCGTGACACAGGTGGACTTACCGTGGCCAGGAGGAGTGTTGATGATGAGGTGCTGAGGGCTGTTGCCCTTTTCGTACCTCTGGTTCTCGTTGACAGCGGAGGGCTCTCGGCCCTCCAGCACATCCACCCACTGCTGCTGGTGCCAGAAGACCTTGGCACCAAGATACTTCTCGGAGAACTCCTCGAAGCGAGGGACCGCCTTGCGGGCCTGAGCAACTACTCCGGTATTCCTGAACTCGCGGATGTAGTCCATCCGCTCGCGGAACTCTTGATCGGTCCGGCGCCAGTACTCATAGGACTTCGGCGAGCACTGGATCTCGGAGCAGATGTCCTTGATGGTCTTGCCTTGGGCGAAGAGTTCAATGACCTTCGCCTTCTTGGCCGCCGCAGGCAGCGTCCGCTCTGACACTACCACTCCTCAGAGACAGACGCTTCTCGCAAGGCCAGGTGTCCTGGCTGAACACACAGGGGGTTCCCACAAGTCTGCAAGACAACCTGGTCCCTGTACAGTCGGCCGACGTAGCCCTGGTACGAGATGCGGTGGGCGAAGTACGAGCTACCTAGGAAGTTGATTACCCCGTGGCCCTTGGCCACGGAACCTGTCCAATTCCAACAACCGTCATTCTCTTCGATGTTATCGAAGAATGCACCAGGCCGGTTGTTCGTGCGGATCGGGCTTCTCGTCATAATGGTTATCCTTTCCTATCCCTCATTCTCGCCGGGTGCACTTACGTTCGGCCAAGCCGAACGCCCTCTGTTCATTCGAGATAGGATCCTAGTAGGGAGCCACCTTAGGGGCTCCCATATTGGCGCCCAAGAAGGGCGCCTATTGTATTCTACCCGCCGGATTTGATCCGGCGTCTCGGGGACCCCTGAGGCGGTCCCCTCTAAACCCTCTATAAAGTATAGATAGCAACGGATGCTTGGAAACTGCCAACTTCCTCTAGATCTTTACCTAAGCTTTACCTAGTACTACTCTACGTAGCCAGAACCTGTACGGTTCTGACCCTCCGTAAACGCCTATGGATTGTACTTTATCCGCGAGTTTTGATGAGATATACACACTCGCCGGGCTCGCGTGATTAACATGGGCCGGTCAGACCTATGCGCAGGGACCAGAATGATCCGAATGCGTGGACAATTGGTCAATAATTGTGAGTATTTATTGGTGTATAACTACTCAACACGTGGCGCTCACACATACACACATCACATGGCAGTGGTAATGCAGGTGAGGCACCACGTAGTGGTGCACCACAATGCATTGTTGAATGCATACTATACACGTGCACTCATTGGATCATCTGCCCATGGCTGCCTTGGGCAGCCTGATCATGCCTCTCACCAGGCCAAAGAAGATAGTTTGCCCGTGGGCTTGACAGCCGACAGCCAGGGGAGGATAGTTCTCGTTGTCAGGCCAACCGGGAACGGGAAGCCAGGCAGAGCGGGTCACCGCTCGCAGGACGTAGGAACCATCGCACTTGTGCGACAGGCCGCATGCGAGCCGCACCGCGTGGTCACCGGAAGCCATGTCAACCGGGAAGGATGACCGGAGACACTATGTGTCTCTGACACGAACGCCTTACAGGCGTTTGCGGCCGAAAGGGGTCATCGAACCGCAGTATCACTGCGGAGCTGGCACACGGTGAGTTGTGGCTGAGTGGGGTAGGCGTGCGAAGTTGATAGATGTGCACGATCCAACAGCCGTAGGCGTACGTGGGGCCAGCGAGCCAGTCCAAGGGCCAAACCTTGGGCT